TTTCCCCACCAATTTGTGGGACGGTTCCTGTAGAGATTCGAGCATTTCTTTCCAATCTGTCAATGGCAATGTTTGTGCTCGGATCAGGAGTTGATCTTAATTCACCAATACTTTCAGCATCGAGAAGTACGTTTACTTCCCCTTCACGACCGTCCTTCCATTCACCTCCGACGATCATGGGCACCTGACCCGATCGTCCTATTATATACCTATCAGGGAAGATAGCTTTTTCTTGCGCAAGTATTTCCAAAGCCATCATTTTTGACATAAGATCCACAATTCCTACAACATTAGAAACGGAGGAAGCTATCTTGTCTAACGAAACACGACCCGGAGTTATAACACAAGGCATACCAGATTTATTAGGCGCACGAGATAGTTCTAGTTGGGTACTATGATATGGGTAGGTTTGGGCATAATGGTTATAACGTGGTCCCATTATTCCAATAACAATATGTTCTTCATCCACCCATTCGCACACATCCCACAATTCTTGACGGGCGTTATCATCTGAAGCTATAGGCCCACCGTTTTCATTTCTAGAAGCAGGGTAATGTGCGCGTAGCCAGTCGCCTGACTTGCCGTAAATAAAACCACAGTTACGTGGAGGTTCTACGTCTTCATAAGCTTTAGGTTCTGGATATACACCAAGAGGGTCACGAACATCAATACGTGGTAAACCCTTTTCAAAATCAGGAGTAACCACTAAACATGATGTAGCGTATCCAGCTAAATGACGATATGCCCGACGCATCTTTAATTTATACTTTGAGGAATACCAAGTAGCCGCAAGTGCGCGTCTACGAATATCAGCATACTCACGGGAACGAACACCTCGTTCTTTTGACTGATCTATAGCTGGGCATCCAATGAAAGGCATAACTGATGAGGCTCTTTGAGCTACAGCATCAATATTTTCTGCTATAAGAGCAGGAGTTAATGGAGGTAAAACAGGTTCATTTTCCATTGAAGGAAGAGGAATTACATAATCACCGTTATATCTTTCTTTAACATCAAGCATTCTTTCCAACAAAGGGCTTTGTATGTCTTGTCTTTGTCTTATAATCCCTACTATTTCATCAAAGGTATACATTAAAAAACCCTACTTCCAGACGTACCTGTCTTCCAAGGTAGTCCTTTAAAGCTGAATTGTGAAGAGTCAACACTATATGATTGTTTCCTTTGCCGCCATAGTATCCAAATGAACCATAGTGCCATTACTTGATCCTGCCTTAGTTTAGTACCACGTTTTAATGGCCGCCATGCTTTTAGCTGTCTTATTAGTTCATCAGCTTGATGCCGAGTAGATGCGTCATCCGCATAAGGAATGTCTATTTCACCACGCATAAACGATAAAGCCATAGAAGGAACACCAATAGTTTCATCATACTTATTCACACCAGTTAAATGCTCCCTAACACGAAACCCATACCGTTCAGTCATCTCTATAAGACGTTCATCACGAGATAAACCTTTCTGAAATACCATAGCTTCAATCACAACATCCGATACAGTCGCACCATTCTGTCCACATCTGAGTATCGCTTCTTCAACAATACCAAGTATTTGCTCGTTACGGGTAAGACCCACATCTTCTCTAACAAAAAGAATCTTTAACTTATCCTCATGTGGAGTAGCGGCTATCACACAGTTGTTAGAACCTAATGCAGGGTCTAAACCAATATAAACAGTGCAGTCTTTTGGCGGATGGTGATTAACAGAACGCAAAGGATTTAAACATTTCTTTATAGATTCCTCATCAAACGTAGCTTCAGCAGAAGAACTTGGCTGTTGCATATAGTTACGCGACCATGCTTCCTCACCAACCTTACGTCTAATTCTGTCAAGCGCATCCATAGAAAACATTTCAGGCCACAACGGTTCAGGCTCACCCTCATCGTTAGTTACTATCGCAGGGAATCTAATCACAGAAAGAATATCTGGATCTATCTCGTTCATTACACGCTCATAAAAATCGCCTTCACCCACACGAGTACCATTAATACTCGTCCGACCATTCTCACCCGGACGAGTCAACCAGTCCTGTCGGAAAATCTCGAACATCTGTTCGGTTAGATTCAATGAAACACGAGATTGGATATCATCAATATGTAGATGATCGGTACGTGTACCAGCAATCTTTGATCGCCAACCTAAAGAAACCATCGAATAATCACGCTCATCGTGACTAGCTTTCTTAAATACGTTAAAATAATCAGCACCCCACGATTGAGCAGTTTTACGACCACTCTGATTTTGAGGTACGAAAGGTCCATATTTAGCTACATATTTAGGGAAAGGTCCATGAGGTTCCATCCGGCTACGTATACGCCCAAGAATTTTGCGCGCCATGTCTTGTCCCTCAGATCCGACGGTGATCCTGAATTCGGGATTTGTCGCCAATTTGTAGCAGAAGTAGTCCTCGGCAAGCGTAGTTTTGCCGTGTTCAGGAGGCCAGAGAATCAGGGTAATGTTTCCGGGTGGTGTGTTTTCATACGCTTCGATGGCTTTGATATGGAACCAAGGGGACATGTGCCCGAAATAGTAACTTCTGAAACTTTGAAAAGTGCCGTCCCACTTCTCCATGCCGCCGTCAGCGAGCGCTTTGCTCCTGATAGCGTCCGCTTTCTCAGCGAAGTCAGGTATACGTTGTCTCCACTTATCGTAAGCAGACCGAGTGACACCAGCAATAGTACAAGCCTTAGAGATAACTCCATGCTCCGCGAGTCCTTCAAGGAACAATTCACGAGTCTTCTCTCCCCTGACTTTGCTGACGTTGCCGCCATGCTGTTCATGCGAAGTATTAGTCATGGTCCCTCTTGGGTTAAGCGTGGTCGAAGACCGACTTCACTACCTCTAACTCAACAGTTTCGGCGGCAATGATACCTTCACTACCAACAAACTTTATTGTATGAACCCCTATCTGATCTAATGTGAAATCTTTATAATACACACCTGCACCGGATCGTGTCATACCACCTGACCCTGTATAAGAAGTGTTAGTCCCATCAGGTTTATTCCAAGTGATAGTCACATCATCTTCATTATCTGTTGGATCGTCAGCAGTACCACCAGTTGTAAACGTGGCAGTTACGCGCACTTGGTCATTTTTATCGTATGTTGCCATTAAACACCTACTGTAATCGAAACGTCATGTACTAACGATGATACAAGAGTAACATCGGTTGGCAAAGAAACTGCCAAAGTAACATCAGGATTTGGCCTATCCGCGCCAATAGTGCAAGTAATTGTTGCCGATCCTGTAAGCGAAGCGGCTATTAAAGCCTCCTCGATAATAGCTGTTAGCGTAGAACCAGTAGAAGAAAGCGACTCGCCAGTAAGATAATGTTTTTGAAATATCGTAGCTGACAGTGACGAAGATGCTGATATGCCTGCACTCAACAAAGCTTCTTCAATGATTGCAGTTACTGTAGAACCAGTAGCTGAAAGCGAAGAACCTATAAACTGTCTTGATTGAACAGTCGTTGAAGTAGAACCCGACCCAGTGACACTACCCCCAATAAAGTTCGTCATCTGCAATGTGACACTGGAAGAACCAGAAGCAGATATTGAAGCTGATATTGTGTGCGTTTCGTAAGAAGCCGCACCGTCGTAACGCCAGTCGGCGCTTCGGTAACCTACATTAGCTTTCCGATACCCGATATTGAATGTTTGATCGGCATACTCGGTTGTTACATGATTGTAATTTAATCCGGGTTCGCTGTATTTGTAAGTTGATCCTGTATACGCAGAAGACCCACCAGAATACTCTAATGTAGTTGAGCTATAGTCTTGTCCGGGTGCTGGGTATACAGGCATTAATCACGTTACTCTGGCGGTGTTGGCCAAACAACTTCGGATACTTTGCTGTGTTTGCTAGGTAGGTCACGTAGTTCTTGACGGTATGTCGCCCATTCTTCAGCAGTATGATCGCCTAAGTTTGCGTCTGCAATTTGAGTCCAGTCAGTGTGACGTAACATTCCGTCACGTTGCGTTCTAATTCTCGAAAAATCTAAATCCGCTTCGGCTCTCATATCTTCTAATTCTTGTATTTCTTCAGCCGTGAGTTCGATGTATTCACCGTTCACGATTTTATATCTTGGTTCTGCCATTATCCTGCTCCGTTTATTCCGTATAGTGTAAAACTGCTGTATTCAGCAATATCTTCGCCATCATTTGTTGCGATAGTGATTTGGTTAATCGCCGCAGTGCTAGACCACACCCCTGCTAATATCCCCATACTAAACTCGGTGTGACTGTTAGACACATCATTCGCACCCCATTTTAGAAAAAATGATTTGTAATTAGAAGTATTTGCATAGTAAGGGATCCAAATTGAAAGTGTGCCGAAACATTCGGCTTCCGCACTCGCCCCAGTCATATCCCATTTTCTTAACTTTGTTTCTGATGATGCTTTGTCACTTTGCTGAGTTGCTCCACCTGCTCCGTAAAACATCCTTGTATTTGAATAGTTGCTACCAGTATCACCATTAAAATTTATTTTTCCATCTTCGTAAAAATCGGCACGTTCAGTTCTTAAAGAAGCCATTAAATATAAATGGTCGTAAGATGCCGAGATTGAACTTTCATCCCATGAAGCGACTCCTCCAGTACCAACATCTGTGTGATCTATAACATTCCAAACTGCCATTATGAACTCTTTATCCCATATAGTGAAATTTGTGTACCACGCCTAAAACTAGCTGATGCTGGGTACACCAAAATGCTTGTTACTGCCGCCGCGTTATCCCACAACGCTGAACCTGTCATAATATATGAATTGTTATCGTAACCTTTTGTGGTGCCACTGAATTGTTGCAATGAAAGGTTCTTATTTGTATTAGCATAATCATAAATGTCAATAACACTGGCACCATAATCTGCTCCGGGGTCTAGCATTCCTGATGAGCGCCCCCCTCCATACACCTCAGATTGATTTGAGTACCTGTTAGGATTTATATTATTACCGTTGTAAGCGTTCATAAGTGTTGTCGTATAGTTGGCACCAGTATCAGAGTTGAAACGCAGATAAATCATAGTGCTACCGCCACCTGCTGAGTTGTATCTTGCCGATATGCGTAACTGTAAATGTTCATACGAACCGAGTGACGAGAACGTCACCGACGCGGCATCTGCTTCTAAATAATGTGATTCAATCGCTTCAATAATAGCCATTAAGACACCATCCTTGGCAAAATACCAAACAAATCAACACGACTACCTGCAACCAGATCATCGCTTCCTGTCGGATATAAACTTAAATATACAGAAGTAACAGGTGCTTGAGTATTTCGCGTTGTAACAAAAACGCCTACATAGCCACTCCCGACAGTATCAGACGCAAAACTAGTTTCTATAGTTTTATGTTTCCCACTGTTTATATCATGTATAGTTGTTATAGCGCTACCAAAAATATTGGCTCCAGCACTATCCGCAGGCATGTACCCTGCTATTCCTTGAATAGTTGAAGTATCCAGAGATCCAGTGGAGGTTGAACCATTTCCCCATACTCCTTGCTCGGTGTAACCGCCTGTTGCTGTGACGCTTCCGCTGTTAACCATTACACGAAGATAAGAACTTGCCGCTGATTCATCGCTTCTTAAATAAGAAATTAAAACTAGATCCATGTACTGTGACCAGTCGTTAGCACCAGTTGTAGAAGTAAAACCTATGTTTACGGCACCTGATGAAAGAATCGTTGTGGCTAAAGGAACCCACGCCTCACCATCAGTGAGAACGCCACCAACTATGTAATCTGGTGTTGCTGTGTTTACTGTCATTATGCCACCGCGTATCTGATTAGAACAATACCAGCACCACCAGCGCCGCCACCATTAGTAGTCCATGCGCTTGCTCCACCGCCAGAACCAGTATTGGGAACAGCGCCTTCACCTTTTTTAGTGTTTGCCGCTATACCAGCACCACCACCACCAGTACCACCAGTACCAGCAGTAGTAGTAGCAGAACCACCGCCACCACCAGCGTAAGTCACAGTTGAAGCCGTTATACCATATTTACCTGATGTTCCATTACCACCATTACCAGCATCTTTACCTGAAGCCGCCGTACCTACAGCACCTGCGCCACCGCCACCACCGCCCGAAGGGTGAGTGGTGCTAAACATGGCTCCTGTGCCACCTGCATAACCGTTTCCGCTACCAGTACCATCATTAGGTGCACCACCGCCGCCTATTGTGCTAGGTGGATCTGCGCTACCGCCGCCACCACTAGCATTGACACCACCTGTTCCACCAGCAACACCGTTACTAGATCCTTTGCCGCCTCCCCCAACAGTAAGTCCTAAAGCGGAAGAACTAACACCATCAGTGCCATGAGCGACGCTTCCTGATGCTCCACCCGCGCCACCTGTACCAACAGTAATAGTGTAAGGAGAAGAAGCAGTACCAACAGTGACTGCGCCTGAAGCGGTTATGTAACCACCAGCACCTCCACCGCCACTGCCACCATACCATGAAGATGAACTACCACCAGTTCCACCACCAGCGCCACCACCGACTATCAGATAATCAACGTCAGCAGAACCCGAAGAAACAGTAAACGAACCAGTACCCCTGAAAGCATGAACACGATACGTTGTACCAGAATCCTCATATTGGGTTATGATCCCACCAAAAGCAGTAAGAGGAAGAGCCCCACCGCTAGAGGAAACCGAACCAGCTAAAGCATGTATGAGAGACATGTTAAGCCTGCAAAGCGCCGATAAGTTGCCAAGTATCTGTAGCTGTCTTAATTATCGTCACCGAAGCGTGTTGCCCATCAATCGCCTTCTCACTGTCTTTACTGTTAATCGTCACTCCTGACCCTTGAGCCAAAGTTACTTTACCAGCACCTATACCAATAATCGTGATAGCTGTACCAACATCGAAAGCGACACCTGAATTAGGTGGAACAGTGTAAGTCTGAGCGGAACCATTACTAGCAGTAACAAGCTTGCCAGCATCAGCGGCGACAAACGTATAAGTCGTTCCTGTTTGAGCGTTTATAGCAAGAGGAGCCACGACACTACCAGCAGTCACAGCGCCAGTAACAGTTAAAGCAGAAAGAGTACCAACAGAAGTAATCGCCGATTGAGCGGCTCCGGTAACAGTCGCGGCTGTACCTGAACAGTTACCAGTAACATTACCAGTAAGCGCCCCAGAGAAAGCTGTCGCTGTTAACGTTCCAGTGCCAGCATTATATGTAGCACCGCCGTCTGTTTTAGGAGCAAGGTCACCTGTAGCTGATTCAAACAAAGCCACCGAACACGAAGTGTCAGTAGTGTCAGCTACCGTAATAGCAGTAGGTGTAGCAGGAGCATTCCAAGCTGTCGTTCCGCTACCTGTATGAGTCAAAACAGTATTAGCTGAAGCTGAAGCGGCGTTCGCTGAACCTATACCAACTTTGGTTTCAAGTTCAATAATGGCATCAGAATGGTTCGTGTGAACCAAGTGATGCTCGTAACCGGATGCGTCAAGGTCAGTTGTCGCTCCGGGAGCCGGTTGCTGTGTCGCTGTATCTAGTGAGGTTGGGTAATTACTTGCCATAGTTATCTCCTAGCATAAAGTAGATTCAATTTGAAATCCACTCATATCTGAACTCATACTTTACTTCCCAAAATAGGACGGACTTCGTGCATACCTATATTCGGTGGTCCTAAATGAAAATCATTTTCAATATGCACTGGTTTAATATTTGTAAAGTTGTGCGTAAAAGGTTCCCAACCAAAGAAAGAATAAATACTTTCAAAAGTTCCATTAGGGTTAGCCATAAATTTTTCGTACTCTATAAAAAGCATTTGATCTGGATGCCAAAAACCTTTTTTATTATTTGCTTTAGCAGTAGGAATAACTTCATCGCAATAAAAAGAAATTTGTTTCTCAGTATTTGCACACAGCAAATCATACTCATCGTGTGGTGTGCTATTTTTTATCCACAGAGTTTTAAAAGAATCCATAATTGCTTTTTTATCTCTTGTTAAAACCAATATTTTAGGATCAGGTGTCACATGATCTTTTAATAAAGCAACATTTCTTGGGTGTAACCAATCTCGGTTTTTGTCAACGATAAACGGTTCTTCAACATTTTTGTAATACAACTCAGGGACATTCTTAATTAGCTCAGACGAAAAATCTGCTCTATTTGCTATTTTCATTTCATCAAAAGCCAACTCTGATAAACCCACTGTTAAATCTCTCATTACTTGGCAAACAGGGGAGTATGGGCCTGCGTATACTTTAGGGTTTTGTGATAAGACAGAACTCAAAACTGTAGACCCAGTACGAGGCAAACCTGCCATGAAAAAAAACTGATGTTTTTTATTCATCCACCAACACCCACTGTTGGTTTTCCTCATCCCAATCGTATGCTTTGCCGTCGCCACCATATTCAGGACTACCACCCGGATATGGAACTGGTGGTGACCATCTGCCTGTTTCATCCCACACCCAAGATGTATACGGTTTAGATGGTTTAATCCACGCTAAATCATCTTCAGACCATACGTGTCCAGCGGGTTGAGGTTGAACAGGTGCTTTCCATCCGTAAAATTCTTCATCCCAAACCCAAGAAGGCGCTGGTTGATAAGGAATAAAACGGTCTTTATCTTCTTCGTAAATAAATTCTGAGCCAGCAAACAACCCTCTAAAATTGCCGTTGTAAGAAGTCTGAACCCATCTACCTGAATCAGGGTAAAGATTATTAAGAAAATCTATTCCTAGTTGTTCATTTTCCACACCGTCAATAGTTGTTATGTCGTTATGAACGACTAAAACTCTACGAACTATATTGAAGTCATTTAATTCTGCAAAATGTGCCATACGTTCCTTATGTAGGAGTTACGAATCGAACTATTATCGTACCAGAGCCACCGTTACTGTAATTCCATGAAGATGCTGTATTAACAATGGAGCCTGCACCTGCGCCACTATTAGCAACAGCATTATTAGGTTGAGTATTTAATACAGCATTTGTAGCTCCATAATTTTGATACCCATTAGTTTTTTGATAAAAACCCCAACCGTATCCGCAAGAAGCTCCACCGCCGCCAAAATTGTGTAACGCCGCTGTAGATCCACCAGTATTAC